TGAAATGGTTTCTTCTGTAAAAACTTTGATGATCGCTCTATCTTCATTTATATCTTCAACCAATACTAACATATCTAAATAAAATCTACCGCTAGCAGCTCTTCTATAATTCCAATTCACAACATTTTCTGGAGTATAGATTGAAATATACGGTCTAATATCTTGTTGTAATTCTTCTGCTCTAGTCTTAAAATTTGTTTGAGGTTTATCTACTATAACCCAACAATTTCCATAGATACTTGCGTTCATTTGAACTTCACGCATTATTGTATCAAAACTTCTTCCGTCTAAATCTGCATCAGCAATAAATGATTCTAATTGTGGATCACCGTCTAATGTTCCATAATCTCTTGTCGGAGGAACTCTAAATAAAAAACTTGTGTAGATCTGAACTACATTTTTACAATGATTATCTAATGGAGTATGTCTAATTCTTTGATCGTATTCTTCTGGAGTTTCCAGGATATATCTATGTAAATAATATCCATTTTTATAATCATTTCCGCCAAGATAACTTCTTATATAAAATTCCCAATTTGCAATATTTGCATGCCATAATCTATGTTTTTGAGTTAAAATTTTTCTATCCATTAACTAAACCTTTGTGGTGGACTAGGATTAAAATCCCTTTTCAACGGATAATTATATTCAATCAAATATCCTAATGCGTCGTTCATATGATCATAGCCACTATCTTTATCTGGTATATGTGTTCCCTCTTTGTATATTTGTCTTTCTATGCTTTTTATTACATTTTTGCAAGAATTTAGAATGAACAAACTGTTTTGTCCTTTTACATTTTTTAATTTTGAATTTACTGCATTTATTCTATCTCTTACTAATGGAGCTTTATTTCTACATTTAACTTCAAATCCTGCATTTTTTAATATTGCTAAATCAGTCATTCCACCAGCAGAAGTTTTGCGTTGTCTAGCGCTCGGATCGGGGTAAATAATAATTTTTTTATTATATCGTGTTTTTATTTCATCAACCATTTCATTTGTATTGCTACTATAGATTTGTATTTCATCTATAACAATAATAATATCATTTTCTATTACAGAAACAACAGCACACATGGGTTCCACATTGAAATCTAAACCAATATGAAGAGTTAAATGATTGTTACGAAATGTTTCAATAATATTCTTTTCTCTATTAAAATTATAATAAATCATTCCAGAATAATTAACAAAAGTTGCTTCATATTCTTGTTGAAAAGTTCTTAAATCTAAATCATCTTTTGCTTGTTCTATTTCTTCTTTTGATACTTGTTCGCCCTCTAAAGTCGTATATTTGAATGATTGCCAATCTTTATTAGTTTCCGCTAATTTATATAATTGATATGACCAATTTCCAAATCCTCTAGGACTAGTGCAAAATAATGCATGTCCTTGAGTATCAGATAATGTCGGTCTTAAAACTTCGTACCATGCTTGCTTATGAATATCTGCGAATTCGTCCATAACTAAGAAATCTAGACCTATTCCACGCAAGCTATTTTCGTTATCTGCTCCTCGTAATGATATTCTAGAATTATTTCTTAATACGATTGTTAGATCGCTATTATTAATAGATTTTACCCATTTATGCTTAATTAATTTATCTTTTAATTCATTCCAACAAATTGATTTTGCTTGTCTATAACTAGGAGCTACATACCAGACTTTTTTATTACTATATCTAGCAAATTTAGCTAATTCATTTATAGCTAAATAAGTTTTGCCAAATCTGCGCCCAGTAATTAAAACACGAAATCTTGATGTATTAGTTATGACTTCTTTTTGAGGTTTGGATAAAGGCATCTATCCCCATTGATTAGCCATAGCTTTAGCCATTCCAGGAAAACTCATATCCCTATTTCGTTCTTTGTTTGAATACCATTTAGGCATTTTTTTACCACCATGTATTACGAATTCGCCTTTATCAGCATCTTTATTAAATAAAGGTTCTGGGCCTAATGGGTGTGTAGCAACTAATTTAGATAAATTTTTTAGCCAAAAACAAGTTTTTTTTTGATATGGATCACCAAAATAATAAGGGTGAACTGTTTGATCTGGTAATCTAAATTGAGTTGATAAAACAGATACAGGATTTTCTATACATATTTTAGGAATATTTGATTCATATAATTTTTTTACAAATTCTATTGCTCTTTTTTGTTTTTGATTTTTATCTTTAAACCATCTAGCTCCACTTACTGCTAAATGAGTGCAAGGAGGATTAGCAATCATCAAATCCCAATCTTTATTTAGATGATTAAGAACATCATCTTTTATGTGATTTCCAGGAGTTTGAGTATCTAATATATCACATGAATATGCTTCATGTCCTTTTTCAGCAAAAGCATTTCTAATTAATCCAGAATATTCACAAGCAATTAAAACTTTTAATTTAGTCATATGACCATTGTAAAGGTTCTTCCGTTTGACTTGATTCTATTGTGTCCTGTTGTCCTAAAATATTTTTACCTAGAAATATGAGCATCGCCACATTCCCTTTATCTGCTGCTTTCCATTGTAATTGTCTCAATCTTATTTTTCCATTCACTCTTCCTTTTATAAGAAATTCCGAATAACTCTTTTCTATAAGATCTGGACTACATCCAAAAAACTCGCCTATTTCCTTATTTGTACAACCGAATTGAGCTAATTTGATTACTTGATCAGTATCTATTTTATATTTTTTAGGTCTTGCCATTCAATCCTCTTTCCCCTTGAGTATAGGTAATTTTTTTTTAGCAGACTTTTTATAATAAATCTAATTAATTTTTTTTGCTTTTATCTTTGTATAATTTTCAAATCGTTGAATAATTACATCAATATATTTAGGATCAAGTTCCATTCCAAAACAATTTTTATTTAGATTTTCACATGCAATCAAAGAAGTTCCAGAACCTAAAAATAAATCTAAAACATTCTTTTTTGTAATAACATTGATAGCTGATTCAACAAATTTTACTGGTTTTGGACATGTATGTAAATCTCTCAATCCGTCTAATCTATCACTATTAAAATCAAAATAATCTAGATCATACCTTACTTTTTTTGGTAAACTTCCAAATAAAAATATAGGTTCAATCTTCCTAAAATGAGATAATTTTCCGCCTGTTTGTTTATTTCTAGATAACCAATAAAATATATCTTTAGGCCCCTTTTTTATCCAATATTCGTTATATTTCCAACCAGCAGTAATAAAATTAAACTTTGAATATTTTTCTAATAATTGAAACCATTTATCACAAAAAGCAAGATATTCAGCTCCCTCTATATCTTTATAAGAGTTATATTCATAATCTAGGCCATATGGAGGATCAATAAAAGACATTTCTATTTCCTCATTATTTAATAATTTTTTTACACTTTCTTCGTCAGTACAATCCCCACACATCAATCTATGACGGCCTAATTCATATATATCGCCTTGCTTTATTACTCTATCTGATACATTTTCTGGGATTTCATCTTCATCGCTAAAATATTCTTTATCATCAACAATTATTTTATCTAATTCCTTTGGATCAAATCCTAATAAATTAAGATCATAATTATCATCTAATAAATCTGATATCTCTAGATTCAATAAATCTAAATCCCAGGCGCTATCTTCATTCAATCTATTATCAGCAATTCTATAAGCTTTTGCTTTTGTTTCAGATAAATCTGCTATGAATACAGGAACTTTTTTCAGTCCAAGTTTTTTAGAAGCTAACAATCGAGTATGTCCCACAATTACAATCATTTTTTTATCTACAACTATTGGTTGTTGAAATCCATATTCATTTATAGAACTTGCAACTTTATCAATTGCTTGATCTTTTCTTGGATTATTATGATATGGGATTAATTTTTCTATTTCTATTTCTTGTATATTCATAAATATTCATTCCTCATTTCTAAATCATTGATTGCTTGTTCTTTTGTAATTAATCCTTTTCTTATACCTAAATCAATAACATCTTTATTTTTTAAGGCATAATCCTTAATAAATTGAGTAACTTTATTATTTTTTATTGCTTCTACAAACATTTTTACTCGTTCTTCATCTCTATTAATTATTCCAAAATTATATTTTTTTTCTGGAAGTTTATCTAAATATTTTTTAGCTGATAACCAAAAAGCCGGTTGTTTTGCATATTCTTTATCTTTTACTGAATCATAATAAGAATTATATAATTTTGCCAGATCTTCAGCTTTATCTTGCCATTCTTGTTCTATTCGTAAGAAATTTTTTTCTGCTGTTCCTTTAGAAACTTTATTATTAATTTTATCCCAAAATAAATTAAACAAAGGATTATATTTACTAGAGGTTTTATTGGTAGGGGTAGTGGTAGAGGTAGGGGGGTTTGTGCTAGGTTTTTTTGGACGACCACCTAATTTTCCATTTTCTTTAGAAGCTTCAATTCTTTTTGTAATATATAAAAATTCTTGTAATTGTCTTTCATTTTGATAATGATCATTTATCAACACGAAAAACTCATTTACTATTTTTTCACATGAAAACTTTTCTGAATCAGTAATACAATTAGCAATTCGTAATATAGTATTCATATCTTTGGGAAGTCCAGGACATCTTTTATTCCAATTCCAACAAAGCAAACGAATATAAATTCCTATTTCTTGATTTGTTAAATGTTGAGTTCCTGCGATAAAATCTTCGGTAAATAAATACCAAGCTTTTAATTTTTCTTTAGGTTTCGAGTTCTCGTCTATAAACATTGTGACCTCCATATTTAATCTGTCTATAAAATTTTAAAGTATACTCATCTATTTTATCATCTATCTCGTCCGTAGAATAATTTTTAAAAATAAATTCGTCTTTGACTTTTGTAATAGCTTTGCTCTGTGCTTTCAACCATAAACCTATAAATATGTCTTGGTTTTTTTCATCTTCCGGTAATAAAATTTTAGTGTTTTTTACTTGGACGACGCGGGACATTTTTATCTATGATCTCTGTCAAATCTATTAAACATCGTTCTATATTCCCTTTTACTACAAAAAATGGCGTATTTAAAGCAACAGATTGAATTTTCCATAATTTTTGAGAATTCGATAATTGACCTTTTTCGTTTTTCAATTCGACATATAATAATTTTCCAGGAGGATATTCTATAACAAAATCTGGAACTCCTGCTTTAAAACCCATTTTCTTTAGTTTCATTTGATATTGTACAGATCTTTTGCCCTCATTAGCTACATGATAATGTCTAAAAATATAAATATCTGAAAGTTCCTCAAGTAATAAATTACAAGCTATTTGAATTGATATTTCTTTGGTCATAGGGGGCAAACTACAAATCCACCCCCTATGTGTAGTATAATTATGGAGGTCATACTACAATTATTATTTCATAGGAAAAATAATAATTAAATATAGTTAAAAAAACCTTGTAAAACAAGGGAATTTTTATGAAAATAATGCTTCGCATAACCTAGACAAACTGATAGGATATTTTTAATTTAATAATATGGAGGTCAAAATGACTAATAATAATAATAGACTAAAAACTTATAAAGAAATCTTTTCAATGACTGCAAAAGATTTCCAAGACTTACTAAAACAAAACACTGATACAAATTATCATACTGAAAATGTTTTATATTTAGCATTTAGAAGTGGTAATAAAAAATTTATTGAGGAAGCAAAATTAGTTCTTGCTGATCATTTGACTCAAGGTTCTTTATCTCATGAAAATGCTGAAAGAAGAACTGAATTACTTTCTAAAATTAAATCTACATTTTTAAAAACTTATCAAAAAACATATTGGGAGTGTCTATAATGATCCCTAGACCTTTCAAATCTACTAAAAGAGTTGACCTTATCGAAAATGGTAAGGTCACTCATTATTTTAAAATAGTATTCCTAGACGGCAGTAGTGCCGTCTTTGATAATAACTTTAATTTAGTTATGAAAAGTAAAATTGTGAATAATAATAATGGAGGAAAAAATGGATTGGAAAATAAAAGTTCTTACTAGGGAAATAGAAAACGATAATTTTAAAATTTTTATTGATTATAAATATATAGAAAAACAAATTCATGAAAGTTTTAATAATGCTTCTTTAGTATTGGATAGTATAATTACTAGACACAGAAATGTTCATGGTATTGATCTTTGTCGTGAAGATTTTGAAATAGTAGGAATTCAAAACGGAAAAGAATTAAGTATAAAAAATTAAAATGAAAAAAAGTAAATTATTTCCTTATGGATATGTGAGTCAGCAAATTAAAGGTTATTGTCCTAGAACAAAAAAACCTATTTTTGAATTTACTCATACATTACCAAGAAGAAGAACTTACTACAAAATGTGTTGTAAGATTTCAATAATTTTGCTTTTGCTATGTATTTCGATGTTAGTATTTGGTTGTAGTAGCAAACCAATCGTAGATAGCAGGGGCAAATCATCTGCAAATATCAATGGTGATATGAACAGATACCACGATGATTATTATACTTGTGAATCTATTGTAAAAGATAACACTAATAAAGTTATGGATACAGGAAAAACAATATATAATGGACTTCGTTGGCGTGTATTATGGCTTTCACCTAAACTAACAACTAGACAAGATTTAATTAATAATTGTCTAGAAGGTAGAGGTTATAATGTACTTAACAAATAATAATAATAAAGGAGGAACTATGACAAATGTTATAGATAAAATCTTTGATAATAGCGAAGATGGTAAACCAAACTATGCTATAGATCTTATAGACGGAACTCGTTTATATACTCGTGGCACAGTTTTAAATCCAATGCCTAAACCCGGTGATGCTATTAATTTTACAATAATTAATACAAAAACATCATCAAATGGGAATCAGTATACAAATGTTAAGGATATACAAGTAGCTGATAATCATACAAATCAAGACGATGGATTTAATCAATCTGCACCAATCAAATCGAATGGGTTCAATAAAAGCGATACTCAAAGATTAGATATTTTTGTTACAGGTGTCGTTGGTCGTTCTATGGGAAGTGGACATTTTTCCGTAGATAATATCAATGAACTTACAAGAAATGCAGTAAAAGCTTTTAATGAAAACCTTAAAGGATTATAAAAAGCTTTTTAGGGACTTTTGGGGGTATTCAGAAACGGATACCCCTATTTGTTGGTATTGTAATAAACAACAAGCCGTAGATTTACATCATGTCCTCGCTAAAAAAATGGGTGGAGTAAAAAATAATAGACTCAATAGAATTGATAATCTTTTTCCATTATGCAGGGATTGTCATAATCAAGCACATTCCAGGATAATTAAAATTGAAGATCTACAAAATATTTTAGAAGAAAAAATAAGGATTAAAAAAAATGAAATATAATTTTAATACAGAATCTATTGAAAATAAAATGAATTTATTAAGACGCTTCAACTATAAATTAAATTATTACAAAAAACAAAAAGATGATGCTTTGAAAGAAATAAAAAAATCTTCATCAGCAATCAAAGGATTAGAAAAAAGAATTAAAGAAGAAAAAAATTTATTACAATATGAATTAATACAACAAGAATTAGAGCAAAAACAATGACCGATATTTATTCTCTTAATTTTGATCCAAATGTACTTTCACATAAGGAAGAAGAATTAGGATTAGAATTTGCTGATAATGATACAGCTATAGATTTGATGAAAAAAGAAGAAAAAATGATAGTTGCAGAATTAACGCTTTATTATACAAAATTTGGCGGATATAAGAATATTACTGAATTAAATGGAAAAATTTATTCAGATAAAAAGTTTAAGGATTTTTTTGATAGATACGAAAAAACCTTAAAGGCAAGGAATCAATCTAAAATTAGATTTGAAACCTTCAAAGCTTTTCGTAACGACTTAAGAACAAAAGTTGTTAACGAAAGGGAATTGGCTAAAAACTTATAGAAAGGAGTTTATATGAGCCAGAATAAACAAATCCTTAATTACCTTTTACAAGGTAAAAAATTAACCCCTCTAACAGCATTAAGTAAATTTGGTTGTTTAAGATTGAGTGCAAGGATTCTTGATTTAAGAAAAGAGGGCCACAACATAACTACTGAAAATGTTACTCGTAAAGGAAAAACATTTGCAGAATATTCATTGGAGGTCAAATGAGCTATTATGAAAATAGACGATTGTATGCTATAAAAGAATTTTTTAGGCTACTAACTACTGATGATTATTTTAGGGAAAGAATAGCTGATGATGTTGCAGAAATATCAGATGAAGTTACTTCTAATTGCCTTCATGTCGTTACAGGATTTTCAGTACAACAAATTCCAAATGGTGATCGTGAAGGTCTTATAGTCTATGATGCACCTACTGGAAAACATATTGAAATATCTTTCAAGTATATTGAAAATGGAGGTGAACATGAAAGGTAAAACTCACGGTCATTATTTTGCTAATATGGAATTTATTGGTAGAGATATTAGAGTAGATGTTCGATATGTAAAATTTGACAATTCAGTTGACGGTAAAACAGGTTCTGGTTGGGTTGCTTCAGTAGATGATAAACCTTTATCTAACATGTTTGATTTCAGTAGTACTGCTAGTTATAGCAAAAAAGATTGTATTATTTTGCTCAAAAAACTGTTAGCAAGGGCTTATACTCGTAAAATGAGACATCAATTTAAGATTCATTTAGGCGAAATTGACGATGATACTTTGTTCGATGCAACCTATTCAGAAACTGAAGTTGGTATTTTAAAGGAGGTCAAATGAGTAAAACAGGAGCTTGGTATTTACAAATGTGTGAAGATGCTTCCGATTTAACTAAAGATGAATTCATCAAAAAACACGGTGAACATAATTTAGATTTATGGAATGAAGTTCACGAAGAACTTGGCGATCTTGAAGAAATGCAATCAAAATTAAAAGATATGCAATCAAGATTCAACAAAGTTGTTTCTAGAATGAATAAATCATTAGCAGGAAAGATTCTTAAAAATGATTGAGCATTTTAAAAAATTTGATAGGGGCGATAAAAGTTTATTGCCCTTATCTTTTAGTCATTTAAACGAATTCGCTTTTTATAGGGAAAGGTGGGCGCTACGAAGAATTTTTGGATATGAATTTCCTACTAGTGCTGCAGCTGAAAGAGGAAGTGCGGTTGAATCTGGACTTAATATGATTCTTAATGGAATGTCTGTGTCTAAAGCTTCATCAAAAATGGAAGCAGAATACGATGCAAATTGCATGAGAATCAATGATCCTAAAATAGAAGATGAAAGAACCAATCTTATTCCTCTATTAGAATTAGGAGCAAAGAAATTCCAGGAGCATGCTTTTCAATGGAATCTTATTGATTATCAAAAACAAGTTGAAGTATTTATAAAAGGAATACCGTTTAAAGGTTTTACTGATTTTCATTTTGAAGATAAGAATACAAAGGAGGATTTTTATATTGATCTTAAAACTTCAAAAACTTCACCTAATCAAATATCTATGTCCCATGCTATGCAACAAGCTATCTATCAAAGAGCAACAAATGCTAGACAAATGTTATGGTATTTGAAAACTCCTACAAAAACTAAAGGCCCAGAATTCGCAAAACTTGAATTATCTGATTATTCAGTCCCTATGAAAGTTTGTGAACATATAGTTCTTGTTATGGGAAAATATCTTGAAACTGTCAATTCAGCGGAAGATGTGAAAAATTCATTAATTCCGAACCCAGATAATTGGATTTGGAAAGAAGATACCGTTTTAAAGGCAAGAAAAGAGGTTTGGGGGTATTAACTACCCCTAGGCCTTAAAAGCTTCTGTACGGCCTTTAAATTGCGATTTTGAGGGGCTTTTAATGATCTTCTATCTCGTTTTCTTCTTTTTATTGGTCTTTTACCTATTAGCTCAGTAATTAAGGCAGATGTAGTGATTCCAGTCATTTTTTTAAGTCCCCACTTTTCGCATAGCGATTCTGTGCGATTGTGCGAAAGTAGCGCCATTTTTTAAAGATCTAGCCATACTACGCATATGTTTAAGAGAATGATGTCTTGCGTGACGATTCATTGTCTTTTTTTGCCTAGGAGTTAAATCCTTAATAATATTTTTAATAGACGCTACTTTGACCATTATCTTTTCTTTTTCTTCTTCTTTTTAGGTTTGCTCATTTTTGACATTTTTGATTTTTTCATGCCTTTAGAATGAGAACCTTTGCCATAATGATAAGGCATATTACTTCCCCTTCTTCTGTTTTTTTAAGATTGCCATTTGTAAAGCTTTCGGCAATTTCTTTTGTTTATTAGTTAGACCTACAGCTTTTTTCTTTTTCTTTGCCATAGTCTAATGCAACACATAATTATGAACAATCACAACTAATGCAACTGCTATTACAATTTGCACCCATGATTTTAATTCAGTAAATGCGTGCCACCATTTTGTTACTTTCTGTTCTATTTTTTTAATAGCCATACAGTACTCCTTTCAATTATTTAGATATGCCCTTCGTTTTTTCGAAAGTGCGGAGTGCTCCCATTCCGAGTAAACTCATGACAAGTGGCATGAGTGTTCCCATATCTAACTCAGGTATATTTACCACTTCGTACTGAAACAAACCACAAATAAATAAAATAAATTTACTTAAAACGAATTCCCAAAAAATCGCTAATGCACAGGACATTCCAATTAAGGGCCTCCAGGAACGCTGCAACATTCCAGAAATACCACCAGCTGTAGATTTTGCGTCAGCTAAATTTATATCCATTTGTTTTAATTTAACTTCGTTTTCTAATTCAAGTAGTTTTGCTTTTGCTTGTGCTTTTTCTTCTTCACTTACATGAAGATCGTCAACTATTTTTCCAACACTATCAACTAATCCTCCAGATAATAATTTTCCTAATACCATTATTTGCCCCCTAGTAATATCCATGCTCTTTTGAGGTAGGATAATCTGTTTTTTTCAATTTCTTTTTTTTCTTCCATAGTTGTTATGCGTTTGACTTTGCGCTTTTTTGCATTTTTTCTATTATGCGATTTGCCCTGTTTGTTGTTTGATTGTACCATAAACTATCCCTCATTTCTTCGATTGCACCTTCAATATTATTTTCAGATAAACATTTTTTAAATTTAACAAATTTATTCAATCGTGGCAAACCTAGTTGAAACACCATATGTAAAACACATTCTTTTGCATTATCATCAATATTCATGCCCTCTGTAAAAGTTTCCATATCTTTTTGTGAAACATTAAAATCTTTTAGAAATAATTCTAATCCTCTTTGATATGTTATTGGTTGCATAAGTTCTTGTTTTTCATTGTCCCTAATCAAATGACCTGCACCAATAGTCCAATAGCCCAAATGATCTTGATAAGGTTTTAAAATTATACCACCTTCTTCTTTAATAATTTCTTGTTGTAATGTATGTAAATCCATTATCCGACCATTCTCAATATCCAGGATATGAACTGAGTAGCAACCATAAATGCAATAGTCCATAAAACATAATTTAATTTTCTAACTTCTTTTTGTAGATGATGAATATGATTTGTTTCTAACAATTCAATTTTGTTATAAATATTGACTATATGTTCTTTTGTAGTTTTTGGAGTGATCTTAGTCATATCTTACAAATACCATATCCTATTTTTATTTCAACTGGCTTAAAGGATTCTCTAGTGCGTTTCTAATCTTCTTTTCTATCTTTTCTTCTAGTTCAGTCATATCGTCTTTTATCTCATTTATTGCTTCTTTTAGATCTTTAGAGTTCTCTCTTGAATCCTCTTTGACTCTAGTTTCCACATCTTCAACTATTGTTTCAATTCTACGAACATCTGCTTTTAGATCGTTTTTAAGTTCTTTAGCAACATCAGCAACTAATGCAACTTCCTCAAGTATTATTGATATTTCAGATTGTAACATATTGAATTCAGTATCAAGGACTTCTAATTTTTTATCAAATCCAGACATATCCGGTGAAACAAAATTATTTATTTTAGCTTCCATATCTAGATATCGTTGATATGCTTCAAATCCTCCCCACAAAACACCCACAAAAGAACTTAATATTGTAATTATGAGGAATAATCTACCTCCCCTAAATTTTACTCCGCCTACATCTATTTCTGTTGCCATTGACTATCTATCATTTCATTCATTAAAAAATCACTTCCACCAAATAGAAGATATCCTGCAATATTATTATCAGAAATAAAACTATCTGGCAAAGTAGTATCTGTAAAAAATCCTAATCTATCGTTCAATTCTTGCTGATCTTCAAAAAATGATTTAGTATTTCCTAATACTTGCATAACTACGAGGGTTTTCAATTGACTAGTAGAATCATATCTTTTTTTGTCGTCTATTTTTTTCAATATTTTTTTAGCTGCTTTTTCTTTAGATGACTCTTTTTTATCAACTGTCTTTACTTCTTCGTCCTTTTTTTCTTCTTCTTGGATTTCTTGTTCATTGGTTTCTTCTTTTGACTCTGCTATTTCTGTTTCTTTTTCTGATGATTCCTCTTTTACTTCTTCAACAGATTCTTCGTTGGTTTCTTCAGATTCCGTTTCGTTTGGCGCTTCTGTTGTTGTTTCTGGTTCTTCTTGGACTTCTGGTTGAGCTTCAACAGTATCTTCAACTTCCATTTCTAAATCCATTTCTAATTCCATTTCAGTTTCTACATCAACCATAGATACTTCAACAGTTTCAGTTTCTGCTAGATCCACATTAACAACTTGGATTTCTTCTATCTCTATTTCTGCAATCTCTATTTCAACGGATTCATAACTAATTTCTTCAATCTCTATGGGTTCGAAGTCTAATCCTACATCTGTTTCAACAGGAATATTAGAATCAAAAATATCTTCAACTATATCTATGACTTCTTCCGGTGCATCAATATTATAAGCTACAAACATTTCAACACTCGTTATAGTTTGCTCGACAATGGTACTGATAACATTATACAAAACATTGACGGTGACATCATCAAACATGGGGCCTATGGCAAGATTTATATCTCTACCTCCCACTTCAATAATTACTGTTGTTATTGATCCAGAAAAATCAAATCCACCTTCATAAGATTGAAAACCACTATTAGTTCCGCTAGCAGATAAAATATCAGTCCCAGAAAAAACATCAGTAGCTCCATTTTTTCCTGTGATATGCATATAGATTGAATCCTGGGCATCTTGTTTTTCTACTTTGATTGTATAATTAGTTCGTCCACCTTTTGAAATATTTAGATCAGATATATTTACAGTTTGTATAAATGTCGTTCCCATACCAGAAACTCCCATAGTACTTGTTCCGTTTCCGCTTCCTGTAATCATAGCGCATTTATCAGTCCCTAATTGACCGCAAGAGTTTCCACTAGGCATGGACGCAGGGCCTTGTCCTCCCCAATCAATATCCATATCGCCTTCATATTTTGTTGTTACATAATCATTAGTTCCGTCTAATAAATCGCCAGAATCTTGATTTGAAACAGTTGTAGTTGTTGTAGTTGTAGTAGTTTCGGTAGTCGTAAGTATTCCGTCTGCTTGGAATTCTATTGTTTCTATGCTAGTTTCTTCAATGATTTGTTCAATCGTAGGAGTACATAATCCAACTGTATCTACTGTGCAATCGACAGCTTTACTAGAAAAGGATAGGCACACCAATATACATAGCCATGCCGACAATAACGAATTTTTCAAAATCATTTAAATCTCTTACAGTTTGTTCTTTTACTTCAATTCTAGTCTCTGTAATATTTTGAAATATTACGCTACCTTCTGGAATATCTTCTAAATTTTCTTCCCAACCTTTTTTTGCATCTTCCCCAATACTTGCATTATACGGACAATATGTTCCTGCGTTCCACATCGCGTCAAATACTCTACTATCAGCACATAAAGTTGATATAGCTGCTACTTTCATTCCCATAGCATACAAAGATCTAGATAATTTTAATCGTTCACAATTTTCATCTCGCACCGTCATTCCAGACGAAATTCCAAGTATCTGGGTTTGTACTGCCCCAGCAACAGCAGTTTTACATACATCAGAATTATTTACGACTACGCTTGGACTGTTTGCAGTTGGTGGAGTATTATTTGTGACGACTGTTGATGATACTGTGTTTGTCTCAGCTAGTGCTGAGTTCATCATACTATTTAGAAAAAATATTATTATGGTGGCTAATATTGTGCCTATAATGAAAGGTTTCCACATTCAATTTAGAGTTTATCCATTTCTGCTTTTGCAAGAGTCCAAGTTATTTCTGAGTAAGGACAAGTTGTAGTTGTGATTGCAGAACCATTTTCGTCTGTTCCTGTCACCCAGCTAACTGTATTAAATGTTGTTTGGCTTGTGATATCTTCATGAGTTATAAACTCTACATCTGATTTTAATATTCTAACTGCTACCAAAAATTTTTGTGAATTGTCCATTATGTTAATATTTCCATTAATGTGATTGATGAGGGATTACTTGCAATTTGAAATCTTGCTTGTCCATTATTTGATGTGTGAGATACATGACCTTGAACTTTATAAGTAGTCGCAGATGTTGTTGATGGACTATCTAAATAAACTATTGATGCTTGGTCACTTGCTTTTACTGCACCAACTCCTCCAGCCTCTGCCCAAGATATATAATTACCAGACTCCCAAATATTTGTCGAACCTCTTAATAATTTTAATGAACAATGTCCTTGATCTTCGTCTCTATCTAATGCAACATGGATACTTACCATAACTAAAACTTTGCTACTTGTAGCAGTAGGTGTTATTGCACCAGTGACTGTAGTATCTGCATATGATGTAGATGCAATATTAGTTGCAGTCGTTGTCACTGCTGAAACAACTTGACCTACTTTTCCACCACCAGCACCAGAAACTGTGCCTGTGAACGCAAATGTATCTGCTAAATTGATTCCTCTTGATCTTGCTTTAATTAATGTCATTATTCACTCCAAACACTATGAGTAAGGTTTCCGTTATCGTCTCTTGCCAATAATTCATCATACTCACTTTCAGTTGTATATGTTTGAGGAATATCGCGCAATCCTTGTCTCCAATTTTTAAATGATGTTGAAAGATTTGTACTTTTTTCTTTTGCACTTGTAACTTTCCAATCTGTTGCCTCTAACTTTATTTTTCTAAATCTTTTTATTTT